GGTGTCCTCTTGCTCACAAAAAACCTGCCCCCTTTGGCTAAATTACATCTGCGACATGCAGCAACTAAATTCTCATCGTTGTCAAGCCCACCCAACCTGCGTGGTACTACATGATCTACTGTATCAGCCTCTAACCCACAATACTGGCATATGAACTGATCTCTCCTAAGTATTCGTTGTTTGATCTTTATCCATTGTCTAGTACTACCTGTAGATCGTAGTGCTGACTTGCTCATCAATACCAACCTTTAATCTTATGATGCTTTAATGCATTGCAAGGATTATCGTATCGTTTCTTTATATACTTCAATTGCCAATCAATCTGTTTATATCCATCAACTGTACTAAGCCATTTAGATCTGCCTTGAGGTATTCCGTAATGACTACCATTCTTGGCTTTAGGATTCCATCTTGATTCTTTGAAATTCAATTCATCTAAACAATGAAAATAATCTAAATTATTTAACTGTATAAAAGCCCATTGACGATAATGATTGGTTTTATCTAATGGAACGGAATGTGCTTTTTCAAAGCCTATAATGTTGGCTAAACATAGAGCGATCCCAATTAGCGAGCACCTTGCGAACCTCCCCCTTCGGGGTTCGCCTTTTGGCTTTGAGAGCCAATGCTCATTAAAGCGTATCATATACATCCAAATCCATTTGAATAACCGCAGGTCAGAAGGCGTGTCGCTCATATGGACATCCAACCAATATATTCTGAATTAGGATTGTCTTTAAGCCATTGCTCTCGCAATTGGTTTTGATAAGCCCAATCTACATCTGTATTAAGGCGCATGTATAACACTCCTTATCGACAAACATCCAAGCACCGCACTTAGTACATCGAATGACGGGTTCTTGAGTATCGGTTGATTCTGCTAAATTTTTTGTGCCAACGGCTTGACATTTAAGACATTGGAAGACTCTAAACCCTTCATGCGAGTCGTATCCATCAAGCCATATAAACTCAGAATTGGCTGAGCAGAAATTGCACCTGAACTTAACCAAGTTTTCCTGCCCAACCAGTACCCTTAAATATTGCTGGAATAGCCGTATAGACACGCCTTAAAGGTTCATTACATACTTGACAATCAGGGATTTTATGATCCATTGGTAGATCCAATACAATCAGTGTTCCCTCTTTGTCGCACATATAATCATAGTTAGGCATGGTAAGGAATCCTGTTAATAGTATGACAGGAATAGCATCGAAGTAGATCGCCCTCATGAAGTAATCTATCGTCGTTGCAAGTATCGCATGTAATTGTTGATGGCTCGACTTTAACTCCATCATCCGTAAAGGAAGCAGTTAAGCCTGAGCCGTCAATGATTTCTAAATAACCCATTTATTCACCTCCTTCAAAATACCATTTTCCGTTAGCGGTAAGTTTTGCCCATTTAGCGTGTTCCTTATTGCTGGCCCTACAAACATATCCATAGTATGGCTTACCACCTTTGGAAATGCCTTGCTTGAGAATATGTCCAGCATCGCAGCAAACTGGTGGCTCATTAGGTGTTGATGATCCGATTGACTCCACTACATCACCAACTGACCAAGCAACTGGTTCAGGATCTTTCTTATCGGCTGCAAAACTATCTCTCAAAATCGTTTCAATCTGAGCAGATTTTGATCCAGCCTTGCCATACATATTTTGTCGGCTTTCTAATTTATCCTTGAATGATGGATTGGATTCGACCTTTCTCATGTCATCTTTAGTTGCGGTTTTGTCAGATCCCTTTAATAAGATTATCGCCCTCCCAAGCGAAGAGGTGGCGGTATCTTCGCAGTAAAATTTTTTCATGTTAGGAATGTAAGTTTCTCTTGATCCAAAAGCAATGTTGCTAACAGCAGGTGCTGAATCTTTAGCATCACGCCACAGCGTTGCCTGAACCAAGATATAACCTTTTTCAGCATCATGACTAATAACTGATATATCTGATCTACCCATCGGATAGTTCGCAATAAACCATTTGTTCAGCGTTGCAACATCTTCGTAGTCCTCTAAATTAAATGCCATTATTAATCCTCCCAACTTTCATCTTTGACTGCATCGAGGACAGTTTTATAGACAGCACCATAGGCGATGAAGTCTTTGATTGAATCATCGTGATCTGGTGTTTCTGTAAGCCTAGAAACTTTGACAAGTGCCATGCACAATGCTGCTTGGTGTGGTGTGATTGGGAAATCGAGATAGGCAGACCATAAACCTGCAATTCGCTTGTGATTGTAAAATGGATGTCCATAGACACTTCCGCGCTGATGCAGCGTAGTAATGATCTCATCAAACAACGCCTCAGTTGAACTTTTCATAATCGAAAACCTCATCACTCTTTCGCTTGTTTTCCATCATGCGCCGGTGCATATCCCAACCATCTTTTCGACCACGCCAGTAGTGTGTGCTTTTAGCGTTTTCTAATGATGAGTAATAAAACATAATTGCAAACGCACTCATGAAAAAAATCCATGCTGCTGTATATGTGCTCATTTTGTTGCCATCTCCCTTATTGCTTTTGGCATCGCAACCGGATTTCGGTCATCGATTACTGTATAGGTTGATCCTGACGGATGGATAGATGGTGCAGCAGCAACATAACCCTTCCATTTAATATCAATCCCATTGTTTAACTTACCTCTAAATATTTCAGATTTATCTGCTAGGTAATAAAGGTGTAATCCATCACCAGTTTGAACTGTGTATGTAGGCTCAAACTCAGGCAGCAACTCACCACCATTGCGGTAATCAATATCAAATACCACTAAACCCGATTGATAACAGGCTATGCCTAGATTGATGTTTTGGTCATAATCAAACCAAAAGTTAATAAGTTGCTTATCAGTTGATGCTGACAAGTATGCGCGTTGCGCTAGATCAAAATGCGGATCTTTTTTGCGTGGTAAAAGCGGCATTACTGACCAGCCACGATCAGCGTAATCTAACGCCGTCTTTCTATTCCCTTGAGAAATCAATTGCATGTCGCTCCCTACATATCCACAGTATCTCTGTGAATACATAAAGTTTGACCTAAATCAAGTTATTTATCTACCTGAACCTCGGCGTGTTTTATAACGATTAGATAACGCCAATACCCTCAAATTGATCGATATGGTCATCAATCGTACGATCCCTATAGTCTGTTTCAAGCCCCATAATACCTTTTATTGTAGCGGAATGATCCGTCATGATTTACTGGCACTAACTCAACTGAATGACCACCCTTGCCGAAGGTCATAACAACGAATCCCATGTTCCAGTCTGCTGAGGCGTACTTAAGATATGAGGCTTTGTTTTTCATGTCCATCAAATGACCTGCCTCAATGCCCCAAATCGTTGAATAACGGCCGTTTAAGCCAGTTTGATGCCTCGTAGCACCCTGCCTATGGGTATGCCCACAAACCACGCTATTACCCCACTTTTTGGCAAGATTTAGGGCAGTTATACCAGCATGCTTAGACATCACCCCTTCATCACCATGGGCTAGGAAAAAGCCACGCTCAAACTCATAGGCTCTTTTATGGAATCTAATTCCTAAATCTGAATAAGCCATGAACTTTTCAAACACTAACTCAGGCAATCCTAGGAGGGATGGTGCGCCTTTGAGCAATGTGGTAAATAATCGATCGGTGTGATTGGATCGAATTATGTCGGTAGTGCCAAGATCAAAAAGGATGTCTTGAGCAATTGATCTTTCCTCATGTAATGATTCTGCAAATTCTGTTTTTGTTCCCTTTACCCAACGCGACTGGGAAGTCATATCCAGTTCATCACCAACATTTAATACAAAATCAAACTTTTCATGTTTGCTCATGCGGATTAGATTAGATACTGCTTTTGGATGGTGAAGTGGAATTTGTAAATCTGGCGTAATCAAATACCTTCGGTTGGCTTTAATCTTCATCCTCATCGTCAGTTGGATCAATGGATGGGATGATCCCACCATCGCCTACAATCCAATCAGGGAAAGTCTTATGTTCTGTCATCAGCCAAAATGCGTGCTCCGGTGTAAATCCGGCTTTTCTGGCTGCTTTATAACATTCATGCAAAGCCGTATAGTGCTGATCTAATTTAGATAACGGCTCAGGAGATTGGCGAACGACTCGACGATTGATCTTTTTCCGTTTATTAGGTTTTCGTGTGTTCGCCATAAATAAAATTATCGCTTACTGATTAAGACAAACAGGTCATCGACACGCTGTTCAAGTCTTGAGATTTGATCCTTCATAGATGAGCCTGAATTTGGTTTTAACTCTGAAAGATAGGATTTAATAACCCAGCGCAGACCCACTAATAAACTGGTTGCGATTGCGGATACGCCAACGCCAAAAGCGACTATTTCGTTTGCGGTCATTTCGCATTAAGTCCATAGTCAGCCTCAGATCCGGATTTTGGATCTAGTGCCTTGGCTAATGGTGCAACTAATGCTCCAGCCAAAACTGCTAACTCTGGTCGAATATCAGCAACAATTGCTAATGCAACAGTAATGCCTGATGCTGCTACTGCGCGCAGGTATGACTTGATGGCTGCCTTATGTTTGTTTGTTAGTTTCATGCGTTGCCTCCTAGTAGTGGGATGTTAAAAAAATCAGATTTGTTATCTTGATCGGATTTGAAACTGATGTGAATATGGTGGTTATGTTTATTAATGCCTTTGTATTTTCTCCAACGCCAGCCCAATAAAGGTGATGCAATTTTCTCTTGGTGGATTACATAACTGATGCGCCCATGATGTTTCCCGAACAATCTAATTTGATCTGCCAAATATGCTGAAAGCCCTTTGTTGTCAGATAGCCCACTAGAAATGTCCAATGCTCTAACGCATCCTGATTTGGAATCGGGGTTATGGTCAGATTTGGGTGCTCTGGATACATGTGCCAGAGAAGCAATCCATCCATCACTTTTGCGATCCCTGTCGGGGAAGCAATCATCTACTTGCTCTCTAAATTGAACAGCAGATTTTGATAACCAAGGCTTCATTAGCCAAGAATCAATTTTGCTTCATCAGCAGTTAAACCAATTCGATCAAGGATCGCTTGGCGTTCGGCTTCTGCTTCTAATTGTTTTGCTTTTTTATTGGCAAAATCAATTTGATCCTTTTCCCATTGGGCTAATTCCTCGTCATTCATTTCACGAGATTCACCTGCTATTGTAATGATTGGTCTAGTCATTATTTCACTCCATATACATAATAGTTGCCAGATGTAAAGTTTCCGCTCACTAACAAAAAAGTTATGCTAGTAATTGCGCCAGTTTGATTATAGAAACCTGAGCCACGAGCAAAATCAACGCTGGTGGTAGTTGTAGTGTTGTTGCTGCTGGAGTTCCAGTAAGTATTTTTCCAAGTGGTTGTATTTGCATAATCAGGGATCACGATTGTTCCTAAGCCTGTGCTTGCCCCATTATCGATTGCTGGATTAAATCCTAAATAAGTATCAGCAAAGGTAGATGTGCCAGTATTGCCAGTTGAATAAGCATATCTTGTGTTTGCATCTGAATTATATCGCCATACGAAGTATGCGCCATCTGTTGCTGGTCTTACATTTCTTACAACAACATATAAATCTTTGTAAGATCCTGACAATGCTGCCGTTGTTGTGCTTGCACCAGAGAGAGTTCCACTATCTAAAAGAGTCATTCCTCCTGTTGCAGAGGCAGCCCATTTCAATCCTGTGGCAGTTGATGAATCGGCGGTCAATACTGTGTCATTTGCTCCAACTGCTAATCTTGCAGGAGTATCTGATGCAGTTGCTGAAATCAAATCACCTTTAGCATCAACAATTGCATTTTGAATTGCATTGCTATCATCTTGAGCAACCCAAGTGAAATCCATATCAGTTCCAGTTGCCTTGCTTAATACTTGACCAGTTGTTCCACCTTTAAGATCAACCAATGATGTATCAATGGCTGAACCAAGTGTTCTAATGGCTGCTGCACCATCTTTGACCAGATCGGTGTCGTCTGGTGTTTCCCAATTAAAATTCGTTGTATTTGCCATTTAGGCTACTACTCCAATCGCGTTTTCCCATGTTAGTATAGCGGATAAAGTGTTCCATGCCTCTGAGGCTGATACCTGCTCCCATTGCAAAGCAACTTGAGAGAATTCTATCGGGCTCAAATTTATGGTTAAGAATAATTCGTTGAATCTAGTGCTCCAACGCCAGCCTTCTACATAACCCTCGAACTGTCCTGTTGGGGCTATTTGAACGGGCAAGTCTGTGATTCTTAAAGGCTGACCAATAAAGATTTGAAGCAGGGCATCTCGGTCAGTATCATCAATTTCTGAATTAGTTATTGGAAAGGTAATACTATCGAATAAGGCTCTTGGGTAAGATCTCAAATTAATAAACCGATTTGCAACATTTTGAGCATCGGTTGCATCATGAAGCAAGGTGTTTAGGGTTTCGCCCCGATAGCCAAAGTTTGCAATACTGTCTAAATCGGTGGCACTTACTTGAGATCCAAAATTGTTGCCATAATTGATAAAGATTTCATTGCGAACATCTGCACCTCTAGTTAGAACTTTAAGTCCTGCTCCAATAGCGGTGTTGGCTGAAATGTCCGTGTATCCATTGGCTGCAAGATAATTTTGACGATGAATTGCATCTGCATATCCAATGCGACCTTCGTTATCCTCATATAAAACGCCAAATGCGCTATCTGCAATTAGACTTGCAATATTATAAACAGTTTGAGGTTGCGCAGTTCTATTTTCAAGTTCATATTGACCTGGGCGATCAATTTCACCAAGTCCTATATTTTCAGCATTTGCCCAAGTAATTGTTGGATCGTATCCTGACCAAGTTTCTGCTGCTGGAATTTCATTCCAATTGTTTAAGAATAAATCAGAAAGTAATTGATAAATTTGATCCCCGTCATCATCTTGAGCCAATGTGCCGTTATAAATGACTTTTGGCAATTTAGCCAATGATCCTAAAGCAATAATTGTGTATGAATAAGTTTTGGCAATGCTACTAGCCGAAGCAACTTCAATAGTAATATCCGTAATATTGCCGCCAAACAAAGTTCGATAGGTGTTGGTGCTGTCTTTAACTTGTAAGGTAATTCCGTCGTTTACCTGTAAATCATAATTTTGGTTTTCTAATGCTACTAATGTAATTTGAATATAAGACGGATTAGGTTGGGCATAAATATCTTCTCGACCTGCTTGATGGGCAATATCTGAAATGGCAACATCTGCATATTCAGCACCATTAATGCTTAATTTCCATTCAGGAGTAAAAACAGTCATTATCTGGCCCTAGTTATTCCACCATTATATAATTGAGGAACTGATCTTGATGCTGAATTATTTAATACTTTTGCAACTGCTCTTGCCGAGCCTTCAGGATCTACGGATTGAACAGTAATGTTATTAACTGTTGTTCCTGCTCTTGCTGCTCCAGCAGCCAATTGTTGTTGAGTAGCACTTGAACCACTTGCCGTTGCTTGTTGTCCAGATATTGCACTACTTGCAATTCCAGTTGCAATTCCCGCACCAGCCAATGCTAATGTTCCTGCAAGAATAGATCCTCCACCGGTAGCAAAAGCACCAGCAACGGCAGCAAGTGATGCTGCTGCTTGAATGGCTTTGAAGGCTGCAACTAGTTCTAACAATGCAGTTATGTATGTATAAATTTTACTAGCAACAAATACAAATCCAATAACTTTACCAATTTCAATAATTTGATCTTTTGCTTCAACGATTCTTGTTCCTATGGTTCGAACTTGCTCACCAAATTCATAGGCTGATGATCCGGCTTTATCGCCTTCTACTTGAACTCCAGTTAATCCAGCAACAAACGCTTGAACATTGGGAACAACTGATGCAAGTATGTAATCAGCAAATTGTTTAAAAATTGGCAATAAAGCATTTCCTATTTGTTCTCTGGTTTCATTTAAGGCGATTTCTAATTGTCGAATCTTAAATTCGGCAGTAGTTGCTTCGTTTTCAATAAATCCTTTGTATGTGCCACGCAATATTTGCATGATTTCATCATGAGATTTTGTTTTTAATGTCGCAGCATCTATTCCAAGTCCTAATTTGCCTAATGCCGCATTTTGCCCATCAAAACTTTTTCCTAGCGCATTGGCTACTGCTTCAAGTGGCTTGCCTGTTGAAATTGATATTTCTTGAGAAAGTGTTAATAACTCTTGAGCCTTGGCAACATCATTGGTTGATCTAATTAAACGACCAAAAGCAGGTCTTAAAAGATCATCGGTCGTTGCAGTTGCAATTGACTGTTTTGTGATATATGTATCAATTGAAGCAATTTGTTCCTCAGTTGCTTTAGTGTTTGATCTTATAGTTTGTTCAAGATTTTTGCGTGCTGCTTCATCTTGGGCAGCAGCCTTTGCTGATGATACGGCGAACGCACCAACAGCAGCACCAACTGCAGCAAAAGCCAATGCAGCCTTTTTGCCAAAATCACCAATTTTATCGGCTGAATTACTAACTACTTTATTGGCATCATCTAAACCTTTTTTTAGGTTATCAATATCTGCTGCAAGTGAGAGGGTTAAGGTTCTACTTGCCATCTGCAAACTCTTTTCTAATCTCTAAAATAATTTCCTCAAACTCTTTAATGATCTCTGGTTGCATGTGTCTTACTGTTGGGTAAATGAACCAACCTCTTGAACCTGATCCTTTTGGCATCGGCCCTGACCATCTAGGGAATTGAGGATAATTCTTTGAACCAAATTCTGATGCAGCACCAATACCAACTCGACTGCCTTTAGCATCATTACGGGTGTTGAATTGAGTAGTTGCACCACCTGAAAACTTTTGGGAAGCAAAACCAAAAGATATTTCACCAAGCAATGAGGATTTCTTTACTTTACCACCTTGAGCCACACGATCAGCAACCTTGCCTCTTGATGCAGCAATACGGCGAATTTCGTTTAACTCTCTTTGTGCTAATTCGCCAACTCGCTTTTTAGTTTCCTCAACTGCGATCTCACTCATGTTTCTAATTACTTTAGCAAACTGAGCCAATTCTCTTTTGTCATACGCTATTAGAGGTTCGGTACTAGTTGCCATTCCGTTCCTCCAATATCTCGATCGCTGTTAAAATATCCTCGGCTTCAACCCATTCGCTCATTGGTATTTGTGTGGCAATTGCCAACTCAACCAATAATCTGCTTAGGCTTCCTGCTTTGTGGCTTTTGGGTCTGCATCACCAACAATGACATCTGCTACTGTTTCCATCCAGATATCCATTGGTTTGATGGGTTTGGCTGAACCAAGTTCGCGCTTATGTGCATGATAAGCAAGAAACATGAGATCCCAAACGCCAAGTTTTTCAGATGCTTGCCCAATGGTATTTCCTGTCTGCTTTTCCCACTTAGCCCACTCAGGCGGTTGGGCAATGTAAGTTGCTTGCTCGCCTGAGTTATATTCAATTGTGATTGGTAGTTTCATTTTTTGCTCCCGTTTCTATTTTTTAACTAAATGTTTCTGCTACCTCACCGCGTGCAACTGGGAAGGTGAAAGATACTGTCTGAGCATCTACTCCTGAACCACCTGCGGTTGGGTAAACTGGCAATACTGGAAACACAAAACTTGCGCCAGATGCAGTTGTTAGCGTAATTGAAATTTCTGAATTTGGTGATGCATCGCAAGCAGTCCATAATGCTTCGCAAACTGAACTTGTCTTGCCCCAGTCAGCCAACATATCTAATTGAAAAGTTCCGGATACATTAACAACTTTGTAGGCTTCGCCATCAAGTGTTTGATAAGTTTGACGATCAAACTCTTTTGTTAGAACTGCGTTAGTCGCCTGTGCTTCGATGTCTGTTCCACCTGTGAAAGACAACGAAATATCGCGACCGGTAATTACTGTGGTTGCCATGATTTCTCCTTATGCGGTTTGTGTATAGTAGGTGCTAACTCTGACATCTGCAATAAGCAGCGTGCTTGCTCCAACTTGTGAAACTGTTGGTCTTTCGACCGAACTGACAACATATCCTGATGGAATAACTGCCAGAACACTCATAACTAACTGCTCGATATTGTCGAGCGATGCAGGATTGCTGTTATATGCAACTGCGACTGAAATGGTAAAGTTTATTTTTGCATGAATTGTATTTTTGTTAATTGTTTCCAGTTCTAAGTAAGGTGAATCTGGAACAACAACAACTGCTGGTGGAATAACTGATTCTGGAACAAAACTGTAAACATTTCCCGCAACGCTAGATAAAGCAGTTGCTAAAGGTGTGCGAACTTGAGAAAGGATTGTTGAGGCTGGCATTTATTGAGCCATACCTTCGGTATCCATATAACTACCCAAAAGCCCTACGCATTTATTAAATAATGATCGACCCATTCTAAATGGTGTGGCTGTAAAATCTATTCCTTCGATTTGTCCTCCGCCGGCAAGTCTTGCTTGGAAAACTTCGACTGAAACTGTATAGACTGCTGATTGAACGGCTGCGTTTCCAACATAAGTTGATGCGCTAGATAAGGTAGCAGTTCCGGATGGGATGACATTAACTTGGAGTAAATTGGCATTAGTGATCGATGCTGAAAAGGTATATTGTCCAAGATTATCTGCCAAGATTGTTCGTGTGCCGTTGTATGGTGTTCCGCATCCTGCGATGACAACTGATTGTCCTTCGGTAAATTCATGGATTCCTAGTGTAGTAAAAGTAGCGACATTATCTGTCAATGAAGTAGCCTGAACTGGGCTCTTAAATGAAACTAGCATTGGAAGAATGACTGTTTCGGCTGTATCAATAATTTGATTTAAGTATGTATCGTCATATAAAGCAGACGACACGCCAAGTACACTTCTTAACTGACTGGCAGTAATAATGCTTGGCATGTCATCTCCTTTTGATCTCCCTTAAGTGGATGCCTAGGATCGGGAGCAACCCTAGGCACTCAGTTAATTAATTAATTAAGCAACCATCCACTTGTATGCGCCTGCTCCAACTTTGGTAGCAAGTGCGCCATAGCCGTAGTATGAAACCTCAATTTGACCATTTAAGGCAACATTGGTTTGTAGGCGAACTCTTGGGCTCTCATACCATGTGTATGAATCTGGATTAACAACCATGATGGTGTTATCGCCAGTTCCTGATAGTTGACGATCAACTCGGAAGTTTAGACCAAGTAAGTTTCCAAGCAGTCTGTTTGAAGCAAGATCTCCACCTTGATTGAAGTTGCCAATCAAATTCTGGTAGATAGGGCGACCTGCATCAGCAAGGTTTTGGATTGCTCCCCATTGTGCTGGAGAAACAAGAATGTTTTGCGCTGTTCCAAGTGTATTTGTGTAGATTGAAACACCTGCATCAGAAATGAAATCAAGCAAGTTATCAGCAGACATTGTGCGGTTTCCGCCATCTGTTCCACCTGTTGCTAGACCATTTAGAACTGCATTATCTGTTGCTGCTGCGTAAGCATATTCCATTTGACGAACTAACTCATCAAAAAATGCTGGTGATGAACGATCTAACAATTCAACTGAAAATGTCTGACCGCCAGCATACTTTTTAACATCTACTGAAATAAATGAATTTGTCATTCCTGTTTCAATAATTGCATCTGCTTCTGTTTCAACCTGAACTACTGGCACAGCAGTAATTTTAGGAATTTCAAAAGTCATTCCTGCATCTGGTAGAACGCCGCGAGAAATAGAATCTACTGCTGCGCGATCTGCATTTGATAATGGATTGATGATTTCTGTCAATTGACGAGTTGGGATCAAACCTGCGTTGTTGCCTGTTGTATCATCCGCAGCGCGAACATACATCTTTGAATCATCATTTCCTAGTGCTGCACGAACTGAGTGCTCTAGGTAAGTTGCTTTGCTTACAATTGGTGAGCGTGGCTTTGTGTAAGCAACTGGTTGATTTGCTTGAACTGCCACAGGCTCTGATTTCGCTGCTTCTACCGCTTCGGTTGCGATAGGAGCATCTGAAGTTATATCAGACACTTTGTCCTCCTGTGTTGTTGTATCCTCAGCGGTTGCTTCGGAATTCTCTGGTGTATTTGTTGCAACTACGCGCTCAACTTTTGCTGATGCAATAGCCGGATCAGACACCAAACTGACTTCATGTAATGCACTCTTTGAGATAACCATTGCTCCATCTTTGTTATCCCAAGCATCAACCATTACTCCAACGGAAAATCCATCGCGCAATCCTGTTGCTGCTTCCTCAAGTGCATCATCTGCTGCAAATGTTTTAGCCAACTTAAATGTTCCTTCTAAGCCGGATTCATTTGCTGTAATGTCAATTAATTTGCCTAATGGGCGAGTTTTGTCATGCTCTAAAAGTAATTTAACGGGCTTTGAAAAGTCGATGCTGTCTTTAGCAAATACTGTTTTGCCGGCTGAAGTATTACCAGCCTCATTCCATGACACGATCTTTCCTGAGATTGTGCGCTTGTTTGTATCGGCTGCGGTTATGGTAATTGGGAAATTGATTTTCATCGAATTAAGTCCTCTTCCTCTTGGATTTGCTCAACGCTCATTGCGCCGATGCGATTTAGGATTTCATAAACTTGAGCGCGCTCTAAAGCAGAACCTCTCAAGAAATCATCAATATCGAAACGAACTTCAACGCCATTAGGAACAAAATCAGCAGCAGATAATCTTTGCTCTATCGGAGTTATGATATTTCTCAAACTGAAGTCGATAAGGGCTTTGCGCTCCATAACAGTCGTACTGTAAGTCATGCTGGTAGTTTCAGCAGATACGAATGATGCTGGAATACCAACTGCTCTAGCAATTTCAGTTGCAAGGTATTGGCGTGCTTCGTTTAATTGTAATTTAGCAGGATCAAATCCAAGTGCAGTCAATTCAACATCAGCATTTAGAAATGCAGTTGCTCTTGTTGATCTTGCTGTTTTCCATGATTCCAAAAGTTTTGTAATTCGCTCTGGAGTTAGGTTTGTGCCATTTGACTTTAACACCATTGTAGGTACTGGCTCTTTTGCGTAAAGTTCAGCAGCCTTTTCTAATTCTTGCGCTGCGCGAATTGTGCGACCTGCTCGATTAAGCACGCCTTCATCTAATCCACTAAATACAATGATTGATCCAACACCGCTTGCAGGGATGTGCATGCCATCAATTAAGTATTCTGTAATTTCAGTTTGTGCAGCATTTGTGTTATATGTAATTCGGTTCGGTGCAACTCTTGTCCATGCACGAACTCGACTATTATCTGATGCAGCATAAGAATCTAATACTTGACCATATGCAACGCCATGAAACAATAAATCCTCAGCGATCCAAGCATAAATTGCTGATCCTGCAATTCTTGGATCTGGTTGCATAATTACTCTATTTGGATCTAAATGTTCTTTTGTAAAATGATTGTAAGTTTCTAAAGGTAGCGAACCAATTGTTGAGCAAATAATATTTCTTGCTCTTGCTAATGAAGGAACTGACATCGCTTGTTCGCGAGTTGCAGTTTGTGCGCCTAAGAACAATCCGCCAAACGCTTGTTGCAAATTGAAAGGTGTGTTAGCAGCAGCAACATCTGTTTGAACTGTTGGTGTCTGATTTGTCAAAAATCTATCAAATAATCCCATTAAGGTATAATATACCATAAGTCCGAATTATCCGACTTGAATGTCAATTTCCGTTTCTGGCTGTGTCGCAAAATATGTTGCTAATGCCGAAGCGACTGCTGCGCAAACAGCCACTCGACTTGCACGCCTTCCAATGATCCATGACCCATCCCCATAGGGCAGTTTCGCAGCAGAAAGCGTTTGCTGGGTAAGTTCATCTTGCCCACCATGTTGCAATCTATGGCTATTGATCGCCCCAAGCCATCGATCGCAACTTTCAGCGTATATCGCCCCATCCATATCTGTAATGGGAATTCCAGCAGGAACTAACCGACTTGCGACGGCTTGCGCAGTCCTTTTGGAATAAGCGACAGTCTGAACATTATATTTTCTAACATATGGCGCAATATCATTTGCAACTGCTAAATCGTTGATTGAGTAATCATTGCTCCATGTGTGTAATAAAACTAAATTAAATCTTTCGCCTGATAATTTTTGAGTTGCAACCAACGCACCAAACTTACGATCTGGAGATAAATCTAATCCCAACCATGTAGGTGCTTCCGGATCTAAAGGTATCGGGTCAGTCTGACATAATGCCCACTTTTGTGCATCAATTGCTGAGTTGATTGTATCTACCCATTGACATAAAACTTCAGTTCGCACAATATCCGGCGGATCGTTGATAACTGCTTTTAAATTATCTGGATGGATTGTTTGTCCTAATGATGGGTTGGCTTGAGCAAACGCTTTCCAGTTTATATCGCCAGACGGAAGGAGTATTGGCGCATCCGGTTCAGCACTCCACTCAAACCAACCTATCGGGTCATTAGTAGTGGCTGATGCTAATGCCCTCTCACGCAATTTGTTTAATATGACTGAATGTTGATCTCCAGCATTTGAATAGATCCAAACTTGAGGATTTGAAGCAGCCATCATTGTATAACGCATGGATGACCACGCATCCTCATCTTTATATTCTCTTAATTCATCTAAATGGATCGTGGATGGTTTACTGATACCACGCGAAGCATTGTTTGCTGCTTTTACCACAAACCGCCGACCGCCTTTTAGTTCCATTTCCTCAGCACCATGTTGCCATCTAATCTTTTTTACCTCTGAAGCCAAACGATCGTTTTCCTCAATGATTGAAACCATCTGTCTAAAGGTTTCCAATGAGGTAGTCAGTCGGTGCGCTGATGACAACTGGAGGTTCTCTCCCCATACAAACATGCCAGTCAGGATTCGAAGCATCATAAATGTGGACTTGCCATTTTGGCGTGCGATCAAAAGTCCAGCCTCGGTGTGATGCCAGCGACCATCCGGCTTAACCTTATGACCATGAATAGCCACGAACTTTTGCCATTCCATTAAAGGAATCCCGATCTCAGCAGCAAAATCGATCATTTCATGACCCTTGGAAGGTAAATCGTTTAATAATGAGTGAATTCGGGGAGTTGGCACACCTCCTAAATCCGATTGAGGCTTAACCCCAGCGATCAAATCTTTTTCAAAGTTGTTCAAAGCGATCCAGTCTGATCGTGGGCGATCGAAGTATTTTGTGGGTTAGAA